CAATCCGCCAAAAGCAACTATACGAATAGCACTCTTGACATATGACATATAGGTATGCCACTTACGATATCTATCTTCAAAATCACTCATAATATCTTCCTTATCATACGAATGCTATTGATGGACATTTAGGCATATAACAAACTATATTATGCATTTTATTCACACCACATAAAGGACATTTAAAATAATCAGGATTTGTATTCTTCATTGGATCTTGAATATAGAACTTCACTGCTGCATTGTACCCGTCTTTATAACCTTGCGAATACGACTTAACATTAATAGTAGTCTCTGTTTCTTCTAATTCATATTCACTCATGCTGCCACCTGACTAAAGTTTTTTATCTTAGCAAACTTAAGAACATTGCTAAACTTATCTACTAATTGATCAACCTTATGACTAATGATAAAGGTATTCGTATCCTGTGTCAAGTTATTTAAAATCTTTAGAAACTCATCAGTGCCATTGCTATCAAGAGAACCATCAAGCACTTCATCCATAATGAGAAGATTAGTCGATGCCGAGTTTCTAAGTTTCGCAATAGCCCTCCAAGTGAAGAGTATCGCGAGGTTGATTCGCATTTTTTCACCTTCTGAGAAGGAGGCATAGGAGAACTCGTCCCGGAATCTTGATTTGATGGTTTCATCAAAGTTCTCATTCAGTTCAAATTGCACGAAGAAATCCATTGCTGACAGGTATTTATTGATCAACTTATTGATCACAGGAATATACTGCTTGATGATCCTCGCTTTGATCCCATTGTCTTTCAAGATCACAGATGCGATAGTGTATGCTTCCTTATCCTTCAATATATCGCTCTTCAATTCTACTTGCTGATCGATGAGCAATTCGAGCTCTTTCATCCTATCATCATTGATGATGAAGTCATCTGTCTTGATCTGAAGTTCAGAGATGTCTTTAGCGATCTTCTTGCACTGCTGTACTAGCCCTGTGATGTTATTCAGATGAGTTATCTTTTGAATATTGAGTGTGCTAATCTGTGTAAGTACGTTAGCAATCTCTTGAATTCGTGCTTGGATTTTCTGTATTCACATTTAAAGGTATTATCAATCCCCTGTTTACAAGTAGGACAATTGTCATGCGAGTTGAAGAAATTGATTTCTTTCTCGAGTTTGGACAACTTATCGTTAAGCTGTCCTTCGAGTACCTGTAACTTATTTTGTTTGCTGTTGACTTGTTCTTGATCTTCGACTTGTTGGCTAAGGGCCAGGATCTGTTGTTCTGTGTCATCGACTTGTATCTTTTCTGCATCGATCCTATCCGTTATCTGTTTGAGCTCTTGCCTGTATTTTTCGATCTGCTCTTCATTATTCTTTTGCAAAGCAGCGATATGCTCATGTTGCATCTTTATCTTCTCAGATGTCAAGTCATACTGATATTCTACTTCTAAGAGCTGAGCATTATTGTTGGTTATCTTTTCTTTTAACAGGCTATTCATGGTAGAGAAGATCTGAATATCAAGGAGATCCTCGATGACTTCTCTACGTGATGCCGCTGCTAGTTGCATGAACGGGACGAACGATGCTGATCCGAGGACGACGACTTGACAGAAGCTCTTATGATTTAATTTCAAGATTTGTTTTTCTAAAACATCTTGATAATCTCTAGATGCCGCATCTTGGCTAAGCAACTTCCCGTTGCTATACATCTCAAAGATGTTAGGTTTCAATCCGCGGATGATCTTATATTTTGATGATCCGATATCAAACTCTAACTCGACAATGAGATCTTTCTTATTGATAGAATTCAATAGTTGAGGCTTATTGACTTTTCGGAATGGTTTATTGTACATCGCAAAGGAAAGCGCATCCAAGATTGTGCTCTTGCCTGCGCCATTCTCACCAACGATCAGAGTAGTATTATTCTTATTTAATTCTATCTCTGTAAAACTATTACCAGTAGAAAGGAAGTTCTTGTATCGTATTGTCTTAAAATAAATCATCTGTAATCACTCGGGAACATAAAGAATTTTTTTGCATCACGCTGCTCAGCAGTCATAAGAGGAACAAATAAAGTATACCCCTGTTTAAAAGATTTAAAATCTACATAAACAAAAGCCCTCATATTACCTTTGCGTCTAGTTTTGTACGTATTAATTACGTTTATCAATCCAATAATCAAACTCTTACACCTATCATTTCAACTTCAGAATCTGTCTCTATCCAGAGCTTTGCACCACAAGGACGTGGCTTATCCGGACGATATACCATACGAGATGGTCCTTTAATATCAACTTCCATGCAATATTGAACCTTGCCGTTTTCTTCTACACGGACGACAGGTTCGCTATTGCTATGCTTAGCATTCTTCTGTATTATATTACGATTAATATGGATTATTTTCATTTAGTATCCATTACTGATAATAAAAAAATGCCTATTAATATTACAAATATCCATTCATATAAACTTAATTTTGTTTTTGTTAAATTAACACGTTTTTGTTTTTTTGATCTACCAGTATTAGTACTAGTAATAACTCTTCTACCTAAAGAACTATTATATGTTGTGGTTGTCTTAGTACCACCTCCTGGAAGCTTTGTGTATGTTATTCTTGCATTCTTATCACCAGAGGTTTGTGATATTGTAATACCTTTGTTGGTATTGACTGTAGTAGTTGTATTACCTACCTTATATCTTTTTGACCATCCTCCAGTACCACTCTTTGCCATTATTACGATACTTCATGAGCTTCAGTATACAATTGTTGAATAATAGTTTCAACTCTTTTGTTGTCTGTCTTGATGTTCATCCCCTCGATATACTTACGGATGATGCTCATCGTATCTTCTGCTTCATTGACGATATCTGAGTCTGTCTCGAGATCAAGATTGAAGTTATCTTCAACTACTTGGATGTCAGCAGCTCCGCATTTTTCTAATTTATCGACTACAAGGTCAAACCAGTAAGGATTGCTCTTATTCTTTACTACGACTTTCACATAGCAATCTTTATAGACGGAAGGATCGAAAGCAATAACTTCGTCCATCGTCTTGTTCATATCATCATAGAAGATCTTATGAAAGATATTATTAGGATTTTCAATGAATGTCAGTTCACGGGTTTCTGTATCAAATATATGAAAGCCTTTGATATCATTATAATCAGACCAAGTATACTGGACAGCAGTGCCAAGGTAATGAATATTACTGTTATTGGAACGAGTATGATAGTGGCCGCTACAAACAACGTCAAATTTATCGAAGATCTTAGGATCATCGCCATGGTCGCTAACATGCCCTCTGTACATCTCAAAACCGTTTAATTCCAGATGTCCCATCACAACAGATGATTTTGAATTCCTAATCGCTTCGAATGTAGCATCTCTATTCTCATCACAGATCCATGGCAAGAGCAACATGCCGATGCCGCCTATATTGATTTCTGTCGGTTGTATGTATATCTGTATATTATGATACTTATAACTGAGCAATTCATCCAGCGCGTTTACATCATTAGTATTCTTATAGAAAGTATCATGATTGCCTGCGATGATATGCAGATCAAGGCCTTTTGTCATCATAGGATCTAAAAAATCATCTCGTAGGCGCTTAGCGGTCAGATAGTTAATATACTTGCGACGATCAACGAGATCCCCAAGATGAATAACAGTATCAATACCTTCTCTATCAAGGGTGGGCCAAAAGACTTCATCTAAAAACCTCTTCATATGATTATTCATGATCGAGGAATCGTTTCTGATCCCCCAATGAGTATCTGTGATTAATGCTATTTTCATTATCTAATAACGCTCTTCTTTCTAACAGGAACTGTAAATGCAGGCCTGCTATTTGATTTCTTCAAAACATCTTCACAATAATCTCTGATGGTCTCTAGACGCATCTTATAAGCATCTTTCATATGATCTTGCTTCGATGTAAAAAGGTTCTCGGCACAGTCGATGATGACTTGCGGAACCATGTGCATATTATTCTGGTTCATCGATGAACTTCTCCAATCCTGTTTCTTTTTTAATCTTAGATTTTAGTTTCTTCTCTTCTTGCTTCTTGTCATAAGTAGAGACGAGGTTATTCATGTATTCATTATTGAGATCGACATTGACAGATCGTGTCTCTTCACCTGCTGCTTGTTCTGCTAGCATTCCTTCGAAATAAAAATTCTCTAGCGTCTTTTGCTTGATATACAGATGTTTCTTCTCATGTTCGATGCGTCTCAAGAAAGCATAATATATGATCTGAGTGAAATATGCAAATGGATTATTCGACTTCTCAGGATTAAAATTATTGATATATGTGATACAGTTCTCTAACCCGTCAGCGACCATGTCTTCCCGAAACGTATAGTTCACGAAGTTAGGTTTGTATGAGAGGTGATTAGCGATCTTATACAGACATTCACCGATGTAAGGTGGGATCCTCGGTTTAGGTTTATCTGCTGCCTTAGCAGCATCAACGTCATTCTTATACTGTAAAATGACTGTAAAAAACTTCTTATTGTCTACATAATGAACGCTAGGTTTCTTAGCCATTTTTAAATTTCCATGTTGTAAATTTTGTAATTAAAATTCTCACTATTATATATTTCTAATCTTTCTACCAGATGCTGTAGAGTGAAATTAGTATGCGTCTTATATTTCAGATCATCTGCGATATCATATATCGTGACGTTATTCTTACCTTCGGTCGTCCTCAATCCTCTACCGATAGATTGTAGCGTCCTTATCCTCGATTTAGTAGGAGAAGCAAAGACAACATTATGTAGATTGCGTATATTGATACCTGTTGAAAATGTTCCATAGCTTGCCACAATGATAGCATCATTTTCTTTCTCAACGATAGCTCTGACTTCTTCTCTATCTTCTGCATCTACACCACCATGAATATAAAATATCTTGCGATCTGTGTTCTTCTTTGATATCATATCGTACAACACTTTGCCGTGCTTGTCAACAAATTGATACAATACTAATGAATTTCCTTTGAGAGACGAGGCGAGATTGGTTATGAACCTGTTACGCGGCTCATATCTTACTAGAAAATCGATCTCTGTCTGATAGTCATAATCTTTACATTGCTTCCGTATCTCAGGTTTATATTGCAGTATGAGATTTTTGATCTTCAATTCTGCGACATGTCCTTGCTCCATCAGCTTGCTTGTCGTAGTGACTTTCTCGACAGGACCGAACAATCCTTCTAATGTCGTCTCATTAGTCAGCGAACCATCTAGCGTACCTGTGAACCCGAAGCGATACGGGCATTCATAGAGCTTCTCCATGATGCTAGTCAATGACTTCGCTTTGAACTGGTGTGCTTCGTCACCTATCACGAGCTTAAACTGATCAAACCATGTTCTGTGCATCTTAAAGATAGATTGCCAAGTCGATATCGTTATAGGTTTGTCTGTCTGTTTATCTTGACCTGCATAGATGCTATGCACTTTGCTACCGCTGTCGAATCCATAGTCAGCGAAATCTTTTGCTAACTGGCTAACGAGAGATGTTGTCGGCACTACGATCAAGGTTTTTTCATTATAATATCTCGTTATGAGATAGATGATCAGCGATTTACCTGATGCTGTGGGAGATAAGAATACAGCCCTATTCTTGCTGACAGCATGACGGCTGATATGTGTGTATGAGATCAGGATCTACTTCTACTTCATAGTTACGAGACTTGGCAAACTTAGATATGTTCTGAACGAGGCCGGCATATGTCAATCCGGTCATGGTATTATATAGACGGATCTTACCATCCCAATACTTATTACGTACAGCGGGCATGAAACTTGCACCGGGTACTGTAAATGTCAGATGATCAGAGAGTTCTTGTGCTATCGAAGGTTCACAGTTGACTCTGATGAATACTTCGTTAACTTTTACGATATGCAGCTTATCTATTATCCACCCACCTTAAAACGTTCGTAATCGATCGCTGCTTTAATCAGATAACCTCTATTATTTATGGCACGTATAATCGACTCTAACGCATCGACTTTCTCTTGCTGTACGGACATCTTGAGATTAGTCCTGATCATATCTTTGTCAGAATCTAGGTACATATGTACATCTGACTTCAAGATAGATAGGCGGAAAGGATCCCATCCTTGTTCTTTCAGGTCTTCTTCTGGTAGTATCCCACGATAATAATCATGCTTCAACTTCGAGAGTTCTTTGCGATCTTCTTCCATCTTACGAAGGATCAATCTCTCTTCAGAAAAATGTCGCAGATACTTGCTGTGCAGTTTAGGTAACTTCAGGCTCTCCTCACCCAATTCCGTCCTATCCATCTCACAATCTATAGCCCACATATTCAGAACATCATCAAGCGTCATAATAATCCTTTAGAGTTTTGTTATCTTGAATATCTTGTATTTGAATGT